TAGCAACTGGTAAACTACCTATTTCGTTGACTGTTGGGTAAGCAACTGGTGCTTGCCAATCATCGTTATCATCTAATGACCAAGAAGAATATGGTTGAGGAGCTACAAATTTATCTTTAGTAGCATCATAGATGTACCCAATACCTGCATATTGTTTTCTAAAATTATTATTATAGGAAGTTTGTTTCCATTGATTGCCACCACTTTGATGTGGCACTAGAGTTGCTACAAATGCTTCTGCTTCAGAGGATAATTCTCCTCCGTTAGCATTTACATCATCGTTAGATATTACAACGACTTGTAATACTTGATTACTATTGTTAAGTTCTGCAAAATGAGCCATATTTGTACTCCTTATGCGTCATCTAGTTCTTCGTAGTTAATGGTGTAAGTTAAGTCTGAGTTAGCACTTGCACCACCCTCTAGGATATCTCCTTCTTCAAGATAGATACCTGAATTTTTATCTATCAATACTAAGGTAGCATCCGCAGGAACAGAAATAGTTGAAGCGAATAAAACTACTGAACCACCACTTTTAATAACACCCATTGTTACGGTTGCTGCGTTAGTGCCATCAATGTTCGCAACAATAATGCTATTAATTTTAATTAACTTATTACTTGCACAAGTTAATAGATCAGTTGTTACTGTAGTTGTTAAAGCTCCATTTATACTGTTAGCGTATATCGAAGTTACATTTACTAAATTTGGATTTGCCATAATATTGTCCTAATTTTATCCGAAAACCAAAGCCATTGCTATAGCTTTTCCTGTTGTGGCCGCACCTGACCCACCTATATTAAGTGAAGATGCAACATTTAAATCTGTAAAAGCGTCTATCATAGCGCCGCCTGACCCCGCTCCATCAGAATAAATTACAGATGTCATTCCAGTTGGAATGGTAACTGTAGCTCCTGAACCTTGTTTAATAATAATACTTTGAGATCCGCTGGTAGCATTTTCTATAATCCATACTTTTGAAACCGTATTAGGCCCAATTGTAATAGTACAAGTTGAGTCTAAAGTTCCAGTATATTTTAAGAACATAGCTCGTCCAGCATCTGCTGATCCGTCTGCTATTGTTGTTGTATGAGTGTCTGCGTTAGTTGTTATAGCTTCTGTTCCATAACCAAAAGCATCACCAATTAATTCTAAATTAGTGTTAGTAGAATCACCCCAAGTTCCGCTTTCGTCACCTGTTGCAATTTCTTTTAGTCTTAAATCGTTTGTATAAGCTGCCATCTTTTACCTCTGAGCATTTATTATGCCATCTTTAGTTGGTTATTGTATATTAAATTATGCGGCCACATCTGTCCAATTTGGAGTCTGAGATTCATCAATATCCTCCCATTTAAAGACATGCCCTAATTCTCCTGTAGCTGACAATCCTGTAAGTGTAACTTTTGCTTGTGCGTTTGGTGTTAATGTAAGTGGGCATTCTCCAAAAGCCTGTTGAACTGTTGATATCCTAACAACATTGACAGTTTTAGTTGTTGTTGTTCCTAACGCACTTGTTCCTGCTAAACCTGTACTAATAATAATTGTTGCTTCTGCATCAACCAATACTGAAACATTACCTAAAGTAGCAACTAATGAATTGGATATAGAAACTTTTGCTTCAGCTTGCGGAGTAACTGTACCTAAAGCAGAAGTTCCAACCTGGCTAGCTGGAGTGATGTTTGCTTTACCAGTTACACTAGCAATTGTACCTAATGCTGAAGTGCTTGCTAGTCCTGCTGGAGTAGCATTAGCATCTGCGTTGATTGTGACTGAAACTGCGCCTAGTGTTGCATTTAAACCAGCTACTGATGCGACTGCTTTACCGTTAACTCCAGGTGCGCCTAAAGCTGATGTAGCGGCTAATCCAGTAAGAGTAATTGGAACGGAACCTTGGCCCCACTCGAGTTGACCCCAAGTGCCTCTACCCCAACCGTTAATAAAAGCCATTTAAGGCTAGGCGATTCTTATAATCGCTGTACTAGCTGCTGCTGCTGGGAATACAATAGTGAAGTCTCCAGCGGTAGATGTTTTATCGCCACCAAAGTCAATTGTTGCTACTGATTTGTTACTGTCAGAGCTGTTGTAAATCATACAGCCTCTAGCAGTAATAGTAGCAGTACCAAAAGTTAAATCAGCAAAGTCTGTAAAAGCTGTTGTTCCAGAACTTGTTGGATTTACGTTTGTTAAAGCAGCTCCACCTGAAGAATAGTTAGTACCAGATGCTTGACCTGTAGTGGTGAAGGAAGTAGTAGTAGCTCCTAAAGTTGCTGAAGAAGTATACAAAGCAAGTTTAAAAGTATCAGCTCCGTTATCGAAGTCATGATTACCTTTTAAAAGCTCTACTTTAAAACTTGTTGTAAGTGTTGATGTAATTGCCATAATTATAGTTTCCTAATTAAATCAGAGGCTTCTTTTAAACCCGCTTTATCTAATTGATTATTAATTGTAATCCTATCAGATTTTATAGCATTTTGCATATATTGTTCAATAACTTTTTGAATATTGTCTTTGTACTCTTTTACTTGATTTTGAACTTCTTCTGGAGCTTCTTGACTTACTTGCACAATTCTTTCTATACAAAGGTTAGACCAAAACTCAATTGGATGGCCTCCCTCTTCTGTTGTATGTACTTCAATAATCCCTAGTTCGGGTCCAGCTTTATAACTCATTACCATTTGTTGGGTTCTCCTACTTTATTTTTTTTAAGGTGACTGTCATTCCTGTCAATTAAAACAGGCTCTTGTTCTCTTTTGAATTGTTGTAGCTGGCTTCTTTTTTTAGCAATCAAAACTCCTTTCTCATCTGTAATAACAACCAAAGGATCTTCTAAACGATGATAGCCATAAAGTTTTTCATCAGCTGGGACTGCTGTATCAAGCAAATAACTTGTAGCAGCAACTTCAACTTGAATACCATTAAACATAGCTTTGCTTAACCAAAACTCTACAGAAGCTCTGCCTGCTTCAGCAAAATGCAAATTGCCTTTATAACTAAAATCAATTCCAAACATTTTAATTTTTTCAACTTTGTTCCATACAGCAAATGCTACTGCATAAGCAACAGTGTTATTAAGATAGTGAGATCCGCACCCAGCCAAAACTTCATCGATTGGATATTCAACTAGGCCAGGACAACGATCATCTAATTGACATGTATAAACTGGACCTTGGTGTTCAGTAAGAAGTTTAGACATACTATCAGTTTGTCCCCCGGCATCATCGCTGTCTAAAAATCTAGAAGCTGGATCCATCATAAAGACTCTGTCATGGTAAATAACAGATGCTACTGCGTTGATAGCCCATACTTCATCAAAGTGTGATCCGTGTGATTTTGCTAAATTATAATCAAACCAGCTTTTGCCCATACCGACAATAGCCACAGTCTTACCTTCAAGCTTCTTGATTGGTTTCATTTTCTCTCTCCTTTATGTAACCGTTGTTCTAAGCGAATCGTATCTGTATTCGTCTCTCCTTCCTCGTGCTTCAGCTTTGTTTTTCAACCTAGCCATTTCTTGTTGAAATCTATTTTCGTACAACCCCATCATATCAGGATCACCTTTCATAAATGTATAAGCCTCTACCAAGCACCCATACAATAATCCGTTTCTAGCATGATCAGACATCCAAGTTCCTGTTGTATCTGTAACTAAAGAATTGGGTTTATATAAATAATGTAATTCAGTCGTATAGTTTTGATCTGGCACTGGAGAAATAATTAAACTTGATTCTTCTAATCCAGTGTTTAAATTTTTATCAAAGTCTCCGTAATACAGGGGTCTACCTCTTGCTGTTGAGTCTGTTGGATCTGGTGCATATTCTTGCATAAAGCTAGGATGTTTTTTATCAAGGTAATGATAGTCTCCATTGCTATCTATAACAGATAAGGAGAAAGATAATTCAAAATCATCCGGGGCTGTTAAAAACCTAGAGCCAGCAGTCATAGATCCTTGTACATTTCTTCTAAAATAATCAAACTGTACAAGTTCAAATATTCTTTCTTCTGTATTTTTAATTATGTCATCAAGAGTATTAACAAAAGTAGTTTCACTATTTTGTACATAATTTTGTATTAAAGTTTTTAATTCAGCTAACGTCATGATGTTGTAATTGTAACCTCTCCAACAGCACCTGTCATTTCAGGAACTAAAAAATTTGATCCTACAATATCTGAGCTCATGTAATGTTGTTCATAAATATTTGTATAAATAACAACTACATATCCCTCACCCACTTCTTTATCTGTATTAGGCCTAGGCTCATATAAAGCCTCTGGATCCATTACATGAGGAAGCGGCTCTAGCTGAGGATGTTTAGGTTCCCAGCACTCTGGACAAGTCTTGAGACCATTCCATTCTTTTTTTAATTGATTGAGAGGATACTCAAAAGAACATCTATCGCATTGTGCGATTGCATACTTACCTGTAGCGTATGCCATGGTTAGAAGCCTGGTTTGTAGGGAGCTATTCTAAATGAAGCTCGATCTTCGTCCTGTGATAAAGCTCTTTCAAACTCTTCTTCGTACATTTGTTTTAACATAACAACTCTGTCAGGAGCTTTCTTGATTGCAATGTAATATGCAAGTCCAGCTGCAAAACAGGGATAAAATCTAAAAGGCATATCCATGGTGTTAGTCCCGGCATCAGCATCATCCATTCTTACAAGCTTGTTAAAAACTAATACGTCAGTAGAGTTTTCTGGAGCTGGCCATATTTTTAAAATAGGTGTGGTAAGTTTATCTAGAAAAAATTGAGAAGGTCTAGACTTGGTTGATTTGGTTGGAATGTTTAAATATTCACTTCTGCTAATCATAGACATTTGAAGATCTAAATCAGTTCCATCGGTGTTTCTTCTTATTGAACAATCTAATATATCAATCACATTAGCGTTCAATGTGTAATCATTTTGGCCTTCAGTAACTGTTTGGGTTGCTTGTTCTATAGTCCACTGATTAAGACCACGGTTAGCCCATTCAGCAAGCATAAGATTAATAGACCGTCTTGCAGTTTTTAAATCATAACCAGTTCTAAGTTCTAGGCCGCATCTTTCAAATGCTTCCTCTACGAACTCAGCTACGTTTGGTTCAAAGTTTGTGCTGCCTGACAGGGCCATTGCTAATCCTCGTTGTATAAATTATCGAAAACTCGATTTACATCCAATGTATAGTCTAAATCAGATTTGCTGTAATGTATATGTTGGGATGGTCTAAAGTCAGGGGCTCCTTCACCAACTTGAAACCATGCCGGGTGAGTTGCTCTAACTCTATTGTTTGGCAAAGCTACAATGTTTCCTGTCCATTCTCCTGCATCAAGTAGCTCTAAAACATGGCTACTTTTATGTTGCGCTGGATGATCTGCTATTTCGCTTTCAGCATAATCAACTGTAAAGTAATATTTTGCTGGAAAAATTTCTCCATCTATTTTAACTAACCAAGGGCAGGGAGTTGCTCTATCAATAACATAAACTGCATTATGATGGGATGAACAATCCCATGGTTGAGCATCATGAACTGCCATAGGTTCTGGCCATTGTTCAAATGGAGTATCTCCAACCAAAGCTGTTATAGGCATCCTGGCCCACATAGCACCACCATGAACTGTATCTTCAGGTTCGCCTTCAGCTTCTACGCCAGTAAATATAATATGAAAACTTAAACATCGATTTGGCATAGTGGTAACACCAACTGCCATTGCGTGTAAAAACTCACCATGATACTTCTCATGGTTGTGTGTATATTCTCTCCTAACCCAGCATTTAAAATGCGGGACATTGCTGTATAAATAAGCCAATCTCTTCCTCTAAGAAAATTTAGTTCTCTTCCTTCTATCAGACATTACTTTACCACAACCTCTAGCGATTCTCCTTACTTCGCCACCATTTTTTAATTTAACTTTTGCTTTTGGAGTATTTGCTACAACAGTCTTACCTGCTCCTCCTTCAGACTTTTTCTTTTTTGCTGTTGCCGCTCTTTCTTCTTTTGATAGACTTTTAGCTTTTGAAAGAGGTAAACATCGATCTGGATTTTTTTTATCTGGACTCGTTCCACATTCTCCTAAAATAGAACCATCAGCTCCTATACGAACCCATTTTTGTCTACGCCATTCTTCTAACTGACCCATTACCTAAGCCTTTCTTTCATAACAATGCCTTGTCCTTTGATGCTAACAAGTCCACCGTTTTTCATTTTCTTTGTTTTCTTTTTAGATCCTTTAGCATAGTTTGGATCTTTGCAATATTTAGATGCGGCCATATTTGCATATGCGCTAGGATATGTATCAAAAGTTCTTTTAGCCCAAGCTTTTCCTTTTGGGCATATTTTTCCACCACTTTTTGCTTTAGCCATTTAACAATCCCAGTCTCTTCTAGCCCAGTAGTTAGCACTACATCTATCACTTTTTATTCCACTACTTCTAGCACAGTATGATTTTTTGCGTGATGCAGTATTTTTGTGCATACCCATTTTTGCATCGCCAAAAGTAATTCTTTTGACTCTACTACTTTCGCTACTACAGTTCTTAACAAAAACTTCTTTTCGTTTTTTACCATATCCAGGGCTACCTTTTGGAATAGCTCTAGGTCTGTTTAAAGTTACTGTTTTGCCTTTATATTCTGCCATAATAAAAATGTAGCAGCACTTAACGCACTGCTACAAAAATTTAAGCAGCGTAGTCTTTAATCACAGTTAACACTATTACATACGAATCGCCACTTGCGTGACCAGTTGTAGTAAGAGCTATGTCTCCTGTTTTACCCGTTCCTGCTGTGTTTACTATTCCACCAAACTCTGTAAAGTCTTCTGAATCAGTATAGTTTTCGTTTAAGTCCCAGCAAATAGTATCGGTGGTTGCAACCCACAAAAGTTTTGCACTCATACCAAAGGTTGAGTAAACAATTTTTGCAAGACGAACACCAGTACATGCTTTGCCAAAGTTGTTAGGCTGTAAAGCACTAACATCTACTTTTACGACTGCTGACTCACCTGTACCATCAGATGTATTAGTCAACTGAATAATAGCAAGCCTATCACTGTCTAACAGAGTTGTTGAAGTTACTGCATCTGCCATAATTAGCTCCTAAAATTAAGCGTCAGCAAATGGTGTAACTATAGTTCCTGAACCAATTAATAATGAATCGTGAACAAGGTAAGTAGCTGCATCGATAGCTGTAACTCGTACAACACTTCCTGCAATACCACCCTTAGTTGAACCATTCATAGTCATAACATCGTTAGATGCTGCTGGAACAAAAGCTTTCTTAGCTCCATCGTCTACAGCTACTAATACAGCACCTTCAAATTTGTCGGTACCATCAGTTTTAATATCTAAGTCTGTTGCTGCTGTTTCTATTACAAAATAGAAAGAAGCACCAATGTTGTTAGCTTGGTTAGGGTCTGTAGGATCGCTTGGAGTTGCTGATGAGATAGAAGGTAAAGTAAATTTACCATCTGCATCATTACACAACAAGATTTTTCCTGCATGTGCATCTACTGTTAAAGTAGTATCTGCGGTTAAAGAAACAGAGTTATTAACCCCTGCTGAAATAAATCCCGCCAATGATTTGACTGGACCTGAAAAAGTTGATTTAGCCATTATTGTCTCCTAACTAAATATGTTGCCCCATCTTGGAGTAAGTCTGCCGAGTCAGTTGGTGCAACGA